TTCCGAAGTCCCCGTTGTAATGTGCTCGTAAGTGCATTCCAGCCTCACATCAAGAGGCACTTGATCACCCTCTCGCACTGTGTCAAGATCGCCCCGGTCCAACATATACTCGAAAGTCCGGTTCTCGGTGTAGGTAATGTTGCCATCACCAATCTTGATCTCAAGCTGCTGCGGAAGAAAAGTAATCACTGCATCGTTCGCCGGGATGCCAGCCGAAGTAGCCAATGCAGGTGTAAAAGTCAATTGACTTGTCACCGTTCCAATAGCAGCAACCAAAGCAACTGTTGCCGTCTGAGCACCACCAGTCAAAAGAGCGTCATCGGCAATAAGCACGGTGCCATCACCATCAGGCGTAACAAACTCGATGATGTACGCGCCGACCGTACCATAGACATTGACTGTAGTGATCGTAGAGAGACCTTGCAATGCCGTCTTTAGATCAGCGAGCGAAATATCAAAGGCAAGTGCGGCCGTCGGTCCGCCACTCTTGTAGTCAAGAGTAAACGTGCCGCCCGTGGCATCAATTGTCACGCTTTGCTTCTCATTCGCGTCCTGCGCGGTTACCGTGTAAGTTTGACTGACAGCCGCCACAGTAAAACGAGCGCCCACAGGGACTAGACTCGTTTGATTCGTGAGATTGGCGACAGTATCAATCTCCATTACGGTATCAGTATCGGCGAGAAGGGCATTAGGATCATTCACCGCTGCCGACCCGCCGAAACCATCCATGAATCGAACAATGGTATCACGAAGTTCAATTCGTGCCATGAGTCACCTCCATTAGAAAGACATCAGTGTCAGATACCTGACACTGATGCTAGAAACTTGAGTTACGCATCCTCACGTTCAACATTGGGCTCAATGACATTACACTTGCCTGTGAGCGAGATCGTTGCATCCTTGAAGTTCACTTCTTTGGAATCTGCCCGAAAATCCGGGAAGAGTGTAATTTCCGTTTGAATAACACCGCAAGGTGGGTCATGCTCGACTTCAATGTCTATAGCATACGGTTCACACGGATCAGACGAAGAAGTGACCCACTCGGCCGCACCACCAATGCCTTTCAACGCATCCACCGGAGAAACCGTTTCCGAAGTCCCCGTTGTAATGTGCTCGTAAGTGCATTCCAGCCTCACATCAAGAGGCACTTGATCACCCTCTCGCACTGTGTCAAGATCGCCCCGGTCCAACATGTACTCGTAGGTCCGGTTCTCGGTGTAGGTGATATTTCCATCACCAACCTTAATCTCGATCTGTTGTGGAGCAAAAGTGACAACATCCTCGTCCAGGTAGGTACCTGCACCCAACGCCGGGGTAAACACAATGTTCGTTGTCGGGCTAGTAGATGTTGGAGTGCGTGCTGTGACTGTATGAGGCACCGGGGTTGTTTCACCGGTGAGGGTAAATCTGGCCCCAACAGGAATCAGATCAGCATCAGCCGTATTCAACACTATGGTATCAACATCAAATTCTGTGTCAGTCGCCACAGGTGCAGTAGACGGTTCGTTGATTTGACATGTACCACTCAATCCATCCTTGAACCGAACAGTAGCATCACGAAGTTCAATTCTGGCCATTAGATTTCTCCTCTTAAAATTCTCTCATGGCTAATCGTTGTTTGTCAATTCCATCACATACCAGCAGTCAACCATCGACTGTCGAAGACGATCTGTCGGAGTCATCTGTCCGAAATGAAACACACGTAACGCATCATTTCGACCTCGTGCCGGTGACAAACAGCCTAGAAGTTTTTGGTCATCGTCTGGATCATTTCCGTACCGATAAACCGCAATAACGGCGTCCATAGCCTCGTGGTAGATACCAGCAATTCGTTGCGGTGTGTACCGATTCTTCGGCGGGTTATCCATCCGCGATTGAATCAGTAAGCGAACTCCAACTTTGAGTTCGTAAAAATTGCGACTCATTTCACGGGAAAATGGTCCAGTTATGGCAATCTCAACATGCTCGGAGGCTTGCATAACCTCATCGGTGCGGTCATCGACGCCCTCAATAAGAGCCTCGATGTCGTTATCTGTGGCAACCTGCTTTAAGTAAGTCGCCAACGAGGCGAAAATCCAGCGCGTCCAATTAGGATTTGCAGACATCTTACACCACTCCTACCTCTTCATCAACAGCGACTTCATCGGACGCTGATAATGATCGTTGCAAACCGATTTCCAAATCCGTCTCATCAAAAAGCACTTCATCGGACGCTGATAATGATTGTTGCAAACCGATTTCCAAATCCGTTTCTTCAAGAAGCACTTTGCCTGTGATAATCCATCCCGTTCGGAATTCCAATTCGTCAATCTTCTCGAACTGGTATTTACGACCGTCCCATACGAGCCAGTCATCCAGACTCAACACCAGCGATCGTGCGTCCCGTCGATCAATGACAAAGACTCGCTTACTGGTGTCGTAACTCCCGCCTTGAACCATTTGTTTGTCGGCGGAAATTATCGAGATGTTGCGAACAACCTCTCTGGTAAATGTAGCCGGCAAAACAGCGGCACGTCTAACGCGGGTAACACGAACCTCAGTGGTAGCAATCCCGGTTTTTGGATCAACCTGAGAGCTTAGCAATCGGTAGATAACAATAGGGCCGCCATACTGACGTTTCAAAGTATATAATGCAACTTGCATCTGACGACTTAAAAAATATCTGTGCGATTGCATAACATACCTTCTCTATGACTCTTGAGATTCTTGCCAGCGCTTATCTAGCGCTCGCTCCAACCGAAACATGATACTCGTGTTTCGAGTAATAACCCGAGCACACTTTTTCACGAGCGGTAAAAGCACCTTCCGCTGTTCATCTTCCAATTTGGCAATACGATTTGAAAGCCGACATTCGCGCGTCCAACCTTGCCACAGCAGAAAACACATAACCATAATCAAAGGGCCATACTGCTTCAATACCAACACCGTAGAATTCCAATCCATTGACGGCCTCCAGCATAAGAATGTGGTAGAAAGCCACCCTCCCAAAGACCATTCGGGAGGGTGGGCTGTTCCAAACAACACTTAACCAGTTTGGTTTAGCCGAGGAAAACCACGGCCAGATTTTGGTCCAGAATGGCAACGCCGGCCAGAATGTCCAAGTTGACAACCGTACCGCCTGCTTGAATGTCGTACTGCATTGTCACTCGCATGGCAATGTCATTGTACGAACCCACGCTACTCATCACACCCAACGCACCACTCGGAACGGCAAGCGGGCGAGTGACAAGAGCCAAAGCATCCTGATGGAACGCCATGTTCAACGCGCCTGCGGGACCGGGGAAGTAAAGGTCGTTGTCAGCCAGAAGTATCTCAAGCGGGCGATCCAGGATAATCGTCTGCTCGGGAGCCGCATCACTTAGCCAGCTTTCGATGACCGTGTAAGTTCGACGACTTGCACCGACCCCAAAAGCGATCAATTGGCCAATTTGCGGGGCAACAGTGAAACCGTCAACCACAATCCCCTCGCTGTAGCCGGCAGCATAGTTGCCCTTGACATCAGCGGACTGGTAAACCGTAACAACAGCAAGTGCCAGAGTCGCGTACTTGTTGACCTCGTTCAAAGTGATGTCAGTAGTAGCACCTGACAGAGCCGTGATGTAAGTCGGCTGATCGTTGCCGACCACAGAAGCAAATTCGCCAACCACAGTCGCAGCCAAAGTGCAATTCTGCACACCACCTTCACCGGCGCCCTGTATGTCAGTGATCGTACCGGTGATAACCTGTCCGACCATCGTGGCAACCGCAAGACTGTTCACATTCTGGTCCATGTAGGTCGTGAAACCAAGAATTCGGCCAAGTTCAGCATTCTCCAAGGCGGTTCCACCGTCGCCGCGCTCATTGGCCTTCAAGAACATATCATTCTTGAGCAACGCAGTCTCGCTGGCTGCAGCCAGAACCAAGTTTCGGCCGTCAGTCGGGGCCTTGTTGACGTTCAACACCTCACGAGCTTCCAGCATATAGTCCTTACTGTTGGCACTGGTGAGATTCAGAAGGCGGCCAACACGGTTGGTCGGAGCCCGAAGAAAGTTGTGACAGCGACCAAGCACGGCGCGATCCACAGCACGGGCAATGGACTGCATACCGGGTCGAAGGTAAATATCCACCAAGTCCTGAAACGACTTGCTGGCTTCACCGTCTTGGATGACAAACGAAGTGTAAAACCACTGATCCAAAGGCACCTGCACGTTAGTCGCACTGGCGTCTTGCTGAGTCAAACTGGTTCCGTCACGCTTTCGGCTAATCCGGAAAGTACCGGGCCG